GGTGTCCTAATAAGAATCGAAAACTATGAGGACATCACAATTACAAGTGGTACTTTAGGACAAAAAAGAAAAGATATCATTATTGCAGAATACATTAAAAATGGAAATGGAACGGGTGATGATGTAGCTAAGATTAGAGTTGTAAATGGAACTTATTCATCTGCTAATCCTGTTGAACCGACTTTGGTAAACAATGGAACAACTATTCAAGAAAAATTAGCTACATTATTGATCAATGAAACAACTATGACTATTGATTCAGTTTCAGCTAAAGTCATGCCTGTTCTAGCAAATGCAGTATTTTATAAAGATTAAAAAAATAGTAAATTGAAAGGAAAATATTATGGCAATTAAAACAGTACAAGCAACAATTAATGGAGTACCTACTACTCTTACTTTAAATCAATCAACTGGAAAGTATGAAGCTACGATTACTGCTCCGACAAAATCAAGTTACAATCAAAGCGGTGGATATTACAATGTAACAGTTAAAGCAACTGATACAGCAGGAAACAGTACATCTAAAGATGCAACTGATGCAACTTTAGGAAGCAAGTTAAAATTAGTTGTAAAAGAAAAAGTTGCACCAGCAATTACAGTTACTTATCCAACTGCATCAGCTACAACTACAAATAATAAACCGACATTTAAATGGAAAGTTACTGATGACGATTCTGGAGTTGATTCAAATACTATTGGAATCACAATTGATAGTGGTTCAAAAATTACATCTGGAATTACTAAAACAGCAACTCCTGGTGGATATGAATGTTCATACACTCCAGCTACAGCTTTAAGCGATGGAACACATACAGTTAAATTCAATGCATCTGACAATGATGGCAATGCTGCTGCTCAAAAATCAGTTACATTCAAAGTTGATACTGTACCACCAACATTAAATGTTACTAGTCCTACTGAAGGTTTAGTTACTAATAATGCAACAGTTACTGTTAAAGGTACTACAAACGATGTAAATTCATCACCAGTTACTGTTAAAGTAAATGGAACTGCAGTTACAGTTGACCCTTCTGGTAACTTCACAACTACAGTTACATTAACTGAAGGTTCAAATACAATCACAGTTGTAGCAACAGATAGTGCTGGTAAAGCTACTACAGTTACTAGAAAAGTTACATTAGATACAAAAGCACCAACAATCACTGATGTTTCAATCACACCAAACCCAGTTGATGGTGGTAAGACATTTGTCATTGCTGTATCTGTAACTGACTAGTTATGGTTGTAAAGGTTATAGGAAAAACTGATACGTTTACTGTAATCTTTGATAGAATCGATGAAAAAAGATGGAATGCATTAGTTCCTGCAAACGTCGCAGGTGAATATATCATGGATTTATATGCTTACGACGATGCAGGTAATGTGGGATATATGGCAACAGCAATGTTTACTGTAGATACATCTAACCTATGCTTCCATCTTGAAATCATCAATTATCAAAGCTGTATCAGTCTTTGTAATGATTATATTTGTGAGATCAAGGAGGTGCTACCATGCAGAATTTAATAAAAATGTATGCAGGAGAAAAAAGGAAGATACGTCTTTTTGTTCATTCAAGAAAAAAGCCCGAAGATACTTTTATCATTAGAAATGCAAAAGCTGAAATCTATCTCTATGGTGATTTGATGCAAACGATTGAATGTGAAATCGATGAGCATGATCTTATTTTTTTATTAGGCATCGAAGAAAGTGGAAATTACAAAATGATTATTACTTATGTTATTGCAGATGAAGTCATTAAAAATAAATTTGAAATTGAGGTGAGATAATGGGATATAAAATATATAATGTTGCATTATCAAAGCAAAATGTAAGCGCAGGAGAAAGACTGACAATTTCAGTTGATATCATTACATGGGACTGGTTGAAGAAACAAATGACATGGAATTCATTGAAAAACAAATTCAAATGGAGTGATTTGATTGGCTGATATCCCATCAAAATTAACAGTTCCAAGTGATATTACAATGTCAGATCCTGCGGATATAAAAAAGTTACAAGATGAAATAATTGCATTGTATAAAGCAGTCAATCAATTGATTGATGTTGATGCTGAACAAAATAAAAAATTAGACAATGTAGTATATTACAAAGAGTAGATTGATATCTGCTCTTTTTCTTTGGAAGGAGAAAAATATGAAAAATTTTGAAACACGTGAGTGCGTTGTACACACACACACACACACAACTTACACAAATTAGAGAAGGTACAACAAAGTGCCTTTTCTCATTCTTTAAAAAGATTGGTGGTGACAAGCATTTAGGTTAGTTTTAACCTAGATGTTAACATGCCAAAACTTATTGATAAAGATGAAAATGAATTACTTAATTTACAAATGTCTACAGATGAACATTGGACGGGTAAATATTGGATTGATGGTAAAAAAATCTATAAAAAAATCATTACATGGACTGGATTGAGGGTAGGAGTAAGTACAATCAATCATTCTATCAGTAATTTGAATGAATTTATTGATTATGAAGTCACATGTTCAAATGGAGAAGATTTCTACAGATTCCCTGTTGTTTATTATTCTGGTGGTAATACAGGAACATTCTACTGTACGTATTTCATTTTGAATGTAAATAATATTCGTTTTGCTAACAATTACAGTTGGGCAAATTATAAATTTAAAGCAATTATTCGTTACACAAAAAAATAAAGGCACTAGTATCTTTTCTTATTTGATTTTTATTAAAAGAATTAAAGAAAGAGAGGATCATACAAATGTCAAAAATTAAAAAATTCGTGGGGGGGGGGTACTGTTTACTAGCAATATTAAAAACAGTATCCTTTTACCTATTACCTTTGACAAAGGAGGTGCAGTTGAATAGCTGTGCTTCTTTAAAAAGAGGTGTTATTTATGGCTAAATTTATTAATTCTAACGGAGATGAAATCAATACGGATGTCGTTCTTTGGAATGGTAGTCATTTCGGCTATGGTCACGATTTAACATTAAATGATGATGCTTTGAAATTTAAAGAGTTAATCATAATTAGTGATAATAGCGCAGTTATTGCACCAATTATTGATGGAGAGATCATATATTCTGGTGTTGTTAACAACTGGACTGTTACTAATATGTCTTTTAAATATAATCAGACATCAAAACTGTTACACATTGATAATTGTAGATGGACAAATTCATCTAACAATCAAGGTACAACTGTTACTAAAGTCATTGGAAGATATTAGTCATAAATAAAAGCTGTTCTCATGATATGGGAAAATTTGTTAAAAATGATGGAACTAAAATTCCAATTGGAACAATATTATTTGATGGTGCAACACAAAGTGATTTTACATTAACTGAAGATATTTCTAATTATGACTATTTAGAAATCTTTTATAGAAGTCATAACTGGATAAATCCTAAAAGTACTAGAATGTCATTAAAAGCAGGTGCAAGAGTACATTTATCAGATGTTCATACAGATGGAAATACTGTTTCTATATATGAGATGATTCTTGTTTTTAGTGGCAAAAATGTTACATTAAGTGGATGTACTAAAGTCATTGGTGGTACGTATCTAGCTGCGGTTGAAGGAACAATATACCAAGTAATAGGATACTGATTGCTAGCAAATAGGAACTTATGTCTCAATTTGTTAATGCAAATGAAAATACATTATTAAATCTTAAGTTTTCTTTAGAAGAACAGGAAACAGGGATGCAATGGATTGATGGTAAAAAAATATATTGTAAAGTAATACTCGTAAATGGGTTTGATAGCAAGGATAAATATGTACAACATAATATATCAGATTTATACAGAGTATTGAGTTGTGATTTATTTATGAAAACGAGTGATGGGACAGACCACATGGTACCGCGGGCACATAAAGATGAAGATCATGATGGTATTTCTATTCAAATAACTAAAACAAATTTAATATTGCAAGTTGGAAAATCAAATGGTTTCGCTAATGCTACAGGATATGCAATATTGAAGGACGAAAGTCCTTTTTTTGATGCCCTGGACACGGCTTAAAACTATCTAGAAAGGGTGATTAAATTGAAAGTAAAAAAATATGATTTCAAAGAATGGCTAAAAGCTGCAGGAGTTAGAGCAATCAAGACAGTAGCTCAAACTGCTGTAGCACTAATTGGAACATCTACGGTCATGAATGAAGTAAATTGGGCAATGATCATTAGTGCGAGTTGCTTATCGGGTGTCGTTTCAATTCTAACAAGCGTGGCAGGACTTCCAGAGTTGGAAGAAATTGAAAGTGAGTAATTATGTATGAATTTATAATAAAAACTTATACAATTGTTCTTCCGGCTATTCTTTCGTACATTGTATGGCTTTTACAGGAACAAAAGAAAAAAGCAAAGCAAGATGCGATTAAAAGAGATGAAAGAATTAGAAAAGAAAGAGAAATGCGAGAAGCCAACTCAAAAGGTACAATGCTCTTATTAAGAGTAAAGCTGATTGAATATCATGAAAAGTATATGAAAAGAGGTTCAATTCCTACATATGCATATGATAATTTCAATGAAATGTACGATGCATATCATGCTTTAGGTGGTAATGGTATGGTTACCAAAATGAAAAATGAGATAGAGCTTCTACATTTACAAAGCAAAGAGGGCAGTTAAATGCTCTCTTTTTATTTTAAAAAAGGAGGTATTAACATATGGGATATGTTATGAAACAAAATTTAGCGCGTAAAGAAAATTATGGTAGTCAACGTAATACAAATGATATTAAATGGTTGGTCATTCACTACACTTCTAACGATGGTGATAGTGATGAATCGAATGGTAAATACTTTGCTAGGGAAGTTGTTAAAGCATCTGCTCATTATTTTGTAGATGATGATTCAGTAACTCAAAGTGTTCCAGATAATTATGCTGCTTATGCGGTTGGAGGTAAATGTCAATCAAATCACCACCCATATTATGGTACGATTAAAAACGATAACTCAATTTCTATTGAGATGTGCGATAACCATAAAGATGGTACTGTTCACATTTGTGATGAAACTCTTGCTAATACTTATGCGTTAGCACGTGCATTGATGAAAAAATACAATATTGATATTGATCACGTTGTACGTCATTACGATGTCAATGGTAAATTATGCCCAAACTGTAATGGTTTACTAAATGATAACGTATGGCAAACATTCAAGAATAACATTGTTAACTCTACAACTGGAGCACTAGGCACAGGCACTGTAGTTCCAGCTGCTGCTAAAAATGATAACTTAGACAGTTTGATTGCAAGAGGTCAACAACATTCAATCAACTTTACAGATCATTCAATTGCAACTGATGGTGCATATGGTCCTAAGACTCAAGCAAATGTTGCTAGATGCTTCCAAGTTGCAATCAACAAAGATTATGGAGCTAAATTAAAGGTTGATGGTGCTTTTGGTAAAAACAGTAAATCGGCTTTAGGTAAACACTATGTAAAACGTAAAGAAACTCAATACCTTGTTACAGCAGTAGAAATTGCATTAATGTGTAGTGGATTAGAAGCTGCAGTAAAACAATTCCAATCAGATAGAGGATTGAAAGTTGATGGAATTGCAGGAAGAAACACTATTTTGAAATTAATGGATGTTTAGAATGAAAAAACTAAAGATTATTATCATTGTATTACTTTTATTGATTGTTTGTTCACTTGCCAAAAATACTCAACATCATTTTCAAATTATCGAAAAAGATAATCAAATTGAGAAATTAAAAGAAGAAAATTTGAAATATCAATACCAGATTGAAGAAATGAATGAACAATGGGGAGTTTACAGTGAATAATATTAAAAATATGATGTACAATATATATGCACATTCAATGTGTTAGTTAATAGAAAAAGTGAAATGTAATATTA